GAGAAGTATAATAATTTTAGTAGGATAGCAAAATGACAAATTTGAAACAAAAACACGATGATACAATTGTTATTGATACTGGTACGGGTACACAAACCGTAGAAAGTATTGAGATATTTGATTTAGTTCCTGAAACCGATCCTATTCTTAGACAGGTATTACCTGAGTTTGATTTTGACAATGCACCAATCAATGCAGCCGACTTTGCCTCATCAATGGTAGAAACCTGTATTAAGAATAATGGTTATGGTTTATCTGCCAACCAATGTGGATTCCCATATCGTATGTTTGTTATGGGTGCCGGACAAGAATATGTGGCATTCTTTAATCCTGTATTGATGAAAACAGAGGGTGAAGTACATATCAAAGAAGCTTGTTTATCGTTTCCTGGTTTGTCCTTGAGTATCACTAGACCGGAAAAGATTTGGGTAAAATACCAAGACTATACTGGAGAATGGAAAGAAGCACATTATGTTGGTATGAGTGCAAGATGTTGGTTACATGAGCTTGACCACATGGACGGAATAGTGTATACTATGAAAGCAAAACCACTAGCACTACAAAGCGGTTTTAAGAAACGTGACAAAGTAACTAAGATGATGACACGTTATTTCAAAGCACAACAAAAAATGGCTCAAGTAACACAATAATGGCAACACCAAAAGATTATGTAGATAAACAATGGGATGAATGGTCTGAAAAGAATCCTGTTGAATCATTTGAACACATTGATACCGAGTTATTAAAAGAAACTCTTATCAGTGATTTAACCTATGCATCTCAGATGGATGTACGTGAATATACTTTGTATCAGAAATGGTGTGAAGTAAAAGAAAGATATCCTATGAATGAACCCAATGCTCTTACGGAGTTATTGGGTGAAGAACCTTCTATGGTAAATCCAGAACAGAAGAATTTGATTGAAAAGGTTAAAAAAGAGTTTTGGATGCCTGAAGGTCCCGATGATTATCAGAATTTAAAGCCTATACTTAGATTGTCTAACGGTGATTTGGCTGAGACTTGGAATGCTATCAGAACTTTTTCTTCTACTATGAAGAATAATTCTAATATTGGACGTAATCTTTTTTATACCGTAATTGACGAAGTTACGGATAAATATCTCGGTGTCATTTGTATCAGTTCAGACTTTCTAGATTTGACACCAAGAGATAATGCAATTGGTTGGTCAAGAGATATTAAGACCCAACAACATATGATTAATCACACGGCTATTGGTTCTACAATCGTTCCTTTGCAACCGTTGGGGTTCAATTACATGGGAGGTAAACTACTTGCACTATTATGTTTATCAGACACAGTAGAAAAAGATTGGAAGGCACGATATGGAGATACACTTGTTGGCGTCACTACAACCTCTTTATATGGTAACACCAAATCTAATGGTTTGTCTCAGTATGATGGTTTGGATCATTGGAACAAAATGGGATTCTCTAGTGGATCTGTTGCATTTGAACCTAAACGTACTACCTCTAGAATGATATTTGATTGGATTAAAGAGAATCATCCTAGAAAATATTTTGAATGGTGGGAAGCCAAGAATCAACAAGGCCTTCCACTCAAAAGAGACCATAAGAATAGGTCACTAAATTTTGCATATAGTAAACTTGGTATACCTAAAAACCTTATTCGTACCGAACACCAACGTGGAATTTATTTTTCTCCACTATATACTAATACGAATGAGTACTTGAGAAAAGAGATTGGTGATACAGATTTGGTAAAGTTGTTCGACAACTCTACCGAAACCCTTGCGGAGTTGTGGAAGACCAAATACGCAAAGGGTCGCATATCAATGTTAAAGAAAAAGAATACGGTTTCCTATGAGACACTCTTTTACGATGACTTGATATACCTCACTTGGGGGGAAACCAAGGCCAAATATTTACCACAAGTTGGTAGATAGGACGCTTGACAGTTGTAAGGAACTATGTTATACTTACAACACTTGTTTAAAACAAGATTTCGTTATTTTTTTATTATTAGGAGTTTATTATGGCTAAATTATCAGCAAAACAAAAAATGTTAAACGCTTTGTCTAAGACAGAGGGTTACAACACTTTCACAACCGAGCAAGCTAGACGCCGTTTCGGTATTCAAAACGTGTCAGCACGTATTGATGAACTTCGTCAAGAAGGTTATTGCATCTACACTAACTACAAGCGTAACGCTGATGGCGTTAAAGTTGCTTCTTACCGTCTAGGTAAACCAACTAAAGCTTTGGTTCGTGCTGCTCTTTCTGCTGGTTACAGCTTCAATGCCTAATCTAAAGGCAGTCTGAAAAGGGAGTCCATTTAGTTGGACTCCCTTTTTTCGTTTATTATTTTGGAGAGATAATGGAAATTTCAATTAAGAAAGAAGAATTACAAAAGAAAAGTTTATTCATTGCAACTCCCATGTATGGTGGTATGAACCATGGGTTATATTGTAAAGCTTGTTTAGACTTACAAGCCCTATGCCTACAATACGGAGTACAAGTGAAATTCTCATTTCTTTTCAATGAGTCTTTAATTACACGAGCAAGAAACTATTTGGTAGATGAATTTATCCATCGTTCTGACTGTACACATCTATTGTTTTTAGATTCAGATATTCACTTTGATCCTAAAGACGTTATTGCTTTATTGGCATTAGACAAAGATGTTATTGGTGGTCCTTATCCTAAGAAAGCCATCAAATGGAAATCTGTTAAAAAGGCAGTAGAGAAGAATCCACAAATCAACCCACAAGACTTGGAGAAAGTTACTGGTGATTATGTGTTCAATCCGGTTAAAGGTACTGCACAGTTCTCTGTTACAGAACCATTAGAAGTGATGGAAATTGGTACAGGCTTTATGTTGGTTAAACGTGAAGTGTTTACTAAAATGGAAGAAGCGTATCCACAAATTCGTTACAAACCAGACCACGTTGGCCAAGCACACTTTGATGGCACACGTTACATTCATGCTTTCTTTGATACAGTTATTGATACTGTTGATTCGATTACTGGTGGTGGTTCTGACCGTTACCTATCAGAAGATTATATGTTCTGTCAAATGTGGCGTAAGATTGGTGGACAGATTCACCTGTGCCCTTGGATGAAGACTGACCATATCGGCACATATCACTTCAAAGGAGATATGCCAGCAGTCGCTAACTTCGTTGGAGAGATGTAAAATGTTGGTCGGTGTTCTTGGATTTATTGGTTCAGGAAAAGGAACAGCAGGTGAAATACTACAAGAAATGGGTTTCACCTCCCTTAGTTTTGCTAGTAACCTTAAAGACGTAGCTTCTGTTATGTTTGGTTGGCCTAGGCATTTACTAGAAGGCGACACTAAAGAATCACGAGACTGGCGTGAACAACCCGATGAGTTCTGGTCTAAAGAGTTCGGTTATTCCATATCACCAAGAAAAGTATTACAATTATTAGGTACAGAATCTGTTAGAGATGTATTTCATAAAGATTTTTGGATATTAAGTCTCAAAAAGAAAATGGTCTTTGGTACAAACTATGTTGTTACCGATGTTCGTTTTCCTAATGAAATGAATTTTATACATGAACAGGGTGGAATCTTAATTGAAGTACAACGTGGTCCTGATCCACATTGGTATGATATTGCTACTAAAGCAAACAGAGGTGATAATTCGGCTATGAGATGGTTATCCGAAAACCAAATACATTCTTCTGAAACCTCCTGGGTTGGTGGAGATATTGACCACAAAATCCATAACAATGGAACCTTGGAAGACTTGAAAGAAAATTTATATTCTTGCTTGACAAAATCTTTTGGATCAAGTACAATTGAACATATTATTGAAGGAGCTATATGATGAAACTATCCGCTGATACGGTAAACGTATTAAAAAACTTTGCCTCTATTAATTCAGGTATTGAATTTAAAAAAGGTAAAACACTAACAACCATGTCTACAAACAAGACTGTATTGGCCAAGGCCACACTACAGGATCAAATTGAAGATGATTTTTGTATCTATGATTTGAATCAATTCTTGTCTGTATATTCAATCAATGATGCTACAGAGTTGGAGTTTGATGACCAAAACGTTATCTTCAAATCCGGTAAGTCTAAGATTAAGTATCGTAAGGCTGCCAAGAACCTAATCGTGGCTGCACCAGATAAAACATTGGCATTGCCTTCTAAAGATGCTGAGTTCACTTTATCTGAAGAAGACTACAAAGCAATTATGAAGTCAGCTGCTATTTTGGAATCCGAACACGTTGTGTTTGAATCTGATGGCGGTAAGATTTATGCCACTACTTGTACAATCGGACAAGATGGTAACCCAACATCACATAGTAACTCTATTGAAGTTGCTGATGGCAATGGTGAACCTTTCAAAGCAGTATTCTTAAGAGATAATTTCAAAATGATTCCTGGTCATTATGATGTCGAAATTTCTTCTAAAGGTTTGGCATCATTTGGTAACACAAAAGTTGACCTAGACTATTGGATCGCTGTTGAAGTTAAACTATCTTCTTTCGGAGGTTGATATGGTAGATAAGATTAATACAATTTATGGTACGCTTGATGAGGAACAGTTGAAGGACCTCAAAGGCAATATTGATGAGATTGTTGTTTGTTTGAATAAAATTCAGGCATTGAATGAATCAATTAAAGATATTGTGGACTTATCACACGAAAATTCTAAGATTCCCAAGAAAATTATCAAACGTATTGCTAAAACAGAATACAAACAAAACTTCCGTAATGAAGTTACCGAAGCATCTGAGTTTGAATCATTATATGAGGCATTAGGAGAACTCAAGTGAGTCGCAGAACCTTCTTAAGAGGATTTGGTTTACTAGGTGTGGTTGTTGCTGGCGCTTCTTCAGCAATGGCCAACAATCAACCGATTATTGTCTCGGCTCCTACACCAGAACCACCAAAGACTAACTCTGAATTTGCTAAGATGCTTGAAGAACAAGGCAATAGTCATCTTCAGTTTAGTGCTACATACGGTGAGATTGAACCTCCAAAACCTCCGCCAACTTACTCAGGTTATGAATTCTATACTCAACAAGGTAATCTATCCATTACCCCGTCTAATAGCACCAAGGCTCATCTGACTATTGAACAAACTGGTAATGTACTGATGGGAACTAATTGGAAAAAGTTTGTTCCTGGTACTGAGAAGACAGTTGATATTAAGATGAAACCTGGTCCTGACGGTGAATTGTATGTACACGTGAATGGTCAATGGAAACGTTTGTTGACCACCGCTTGATTTTTTATTATTATATTATGAGGTATTTGAATGTTATTAGAACACACTTTGTGGGTAGAGAAGTATCGCCCACATAAAATTGAAGACTGTATTTTACCTGATGCCATGAAGGTTACGTTTCAGGAATATGTAAACAGAAAAGAAGTTCCTAATCTGTTACTTTCTGGTACTGCCGGCATCGGTAAAACTACTGTGGCGAAAGCCATGTGTGATGAAATTGGTATTGATTATCTGGTTATCAATGGTTCAGATAACCGTGGTATTTCTACTATTCAAACAGACGTTAAGAACTATGCCACCTCGATGAGTTTTTCTGGTGGTAAAAAAGTTGTTATCATAGATGAGGCTGACAATCTAACCGCAGATGCTCAGAAGGCCTTAAGAGGAATCATAGAAGAAGTTTCTATCAATTGTTCCTTTATCTTCACTTGTAACTTTAAAAACAGAATTATGGATGCGATACACTCTCGTTGTTCCGTAATTGACTTCAAGGCCAATGGTTCTAAAGCCAAGATGGCCACACAGTTCTTTAAGAGAGTTGAACATATACTAGAAACCGAAGGGATTGAATATGATAAAGAGGTTGTTGCCGCAGTTATTACGAAGCATTTCCCTGATAATCGCCGTATCCTTAATGAGCTTCAGCGGTATAGTATTGTTGGCAGAATTGACAAAGGTATTCTTGCATCAGTTTCCGATGTGCAGATAAATGAGTTGGTGAAGTCTCTTAAAACAAAAGACTTTGCTAACTGTCGTAAATGGGTCACCAGTAACTTGGATAACGATCCTGCACGTATCTTTAGAACACTCTATGACAAACTATACGAAGCGTTACAGGCGAACTCCGTACCTCCTATGGTTCTTATATTGGCCAAGTACCAATATCAGGCTGCCTTTGTTGCCGATGCTGAAATCAATTTGATTGCTTGTTTGACCGAAATTATGGTCGATTGTGAGTTCAAATGAACCGAGAAGAAATGATGAATGAGCTTGGCCTTGCTGGTGAAAAGGTCGTAATCAATATGTTGAGTAGTCTCGGTTTAAAAGTTGAATCTTCAATCAACAAATATGATTCTGAAAAGGATATGTTGGTTGATGGTAAAAAAGTAGAAGTTAAAACACAAGTTCCTTTTGTGATGCAAAATGCTTTTACTTTTAAACCTAATCAATTAAACAAATGTCGTTCAGTCGATGTATTATATTTTGTTTGTGTTCCTCCACCATCACATTATGATAAATGGGCTGGTTGGATTTTCAGGGTAGAACCTAAGAATTTTGTTACAAGAAATTATAGAACTAAAGATGGTCGTGTTATGGTTTTAATTGACCGTGAACAAGAAGCTTTAATACCTGTAATGAAAATGTCTGACGAAAATATCAAGGAACTAAAGAAGTACACAGTTTCGGGGTATTAATATGGCAGATTTATTTAAAGAAATAGTTCCATCAATTCTCCAAACTAAAGTTAATTATCTTCGTGACGATGTAGACCTGAAGGAGTATTCTCCTTTCATGGTTAATCGTGCTCTTTCCTACCACATGGATTGTGTTTTGTATGCCAATGAGATGAACAAACACCATTACATTGATAAGGATATGCAATACCAGTACCTTCTAAATAGTATTAGACCTGTCAAGAGGAAGTTCCAGCCTTGGCAAAAGTCTAGTACCGACAAGGACTTGGAGTGTATAAAAGAGTATTTTGGTTACTCCAATCAAAAGGCCAAAGAGGCCTTGCTTCTGTTGTCGGCTGAACAAATCGCTGAAATAAAAATAAGAACAGATAAAGGCGGAGTGAAAAAGCCATGATTAACATTACAGATTTAGTTGAAGTGACATTAGCAGAGGAAGATGATTTTCTAAAAGTTAGAGAGACCCTAACACGTATTGGGGTTGCTTCCAAGAAAGATAAAACATTATTCCAGTCTTGTCATATCCTGCACAAGAAAGGTCTTTACTACTTGGTGCACTTCAAGGAATTGTTCGCACTTGATGGTAAACCAACCGATATTACCGAAAATGACCTGTCACGTAGGAATGCTATAGCCAACTTACTAGAAGATTGGGGTCTGATTAAGATAGTCAAAAAAGAACAAACTGCAATACCAGAGCCAATCTTTTTGTCACAAGTCAAAATTCTGTCTCACAAAGAGAAGAATGAGTGGCAACTCGTTCCGAAATACAATATAGGGGGTTCAAAAGCACGAAAAAAAGATTAATGTCGGGCTTTTAAGTGTTTGGCCAGATTTCCTTTATTGAAAGTTCTTTCACAATTTGGACACTTATATCTGTTCAGTGAATATACTTTATTTTTCTGGCCAATAAGTTTTTTGGTGTCTTCATCCATTTTGACTTTTCGTTTTAATCCAATTCTTCCAATACTCCAACCTTCCGGTATAACTTGGTCTTTTTCAAGCCTTTTATGATTAACACCATCATTGATCCAGATTTTGTTAGAAGTGGCACCAAAACATCCTTCACCACCTTCTGTCATATTGTAACCATTATGAAATGAATTATTTTCTCTGATAAATAATGGTTCCATAACATTAAGGCAATGTTCTTTATCTTCAGATTGATAAATTATTTCCCAAACAAAGTTGTCCCAACCGTGTTTACGGATAGAATCATAAAATTTACCTTCTCTAGATATTGAATTTATCTTGTGTTTTCGTTTTCTATTAGGCCAAGATGAATCAAATCCAATGTAGGATTTACCGGTAATTTTATTGGTTGCTTTATAGATGGTATTCATGTATAATATTTATATAACATTGGAAAAAAATGTCAAAAACATTCAAACAATTTATGAATGAAAACTACCAAATTAATGAAAATTCGGAGTGGGAAACTCGCCACGATGAATTCGTTAAAGCCGGTAAAGAAGCTACACCAGAACACATCAAAAAAACATTATCAGACTTAAAACATGTTGAACATAAAACATCCAAAAAAGTCGGATTCATTAATCAGATAGTAGGTAAACATAATAATGGTGAATTGGCACGAGCTTCACTTCATGCTAAAACCCTACATTCCGCAATTTCAAAAAATGCTAAATCTGAACACGGT